CCGCAATATCGTACCAATGACGGGAATACCGTTCGCCGCGCAAACGACCTTGCGCGCAGTACACATGCGCAGCCGTGGCCTTCTCCCAGAAGGTTCGCTCGGCCTTCATCACCCTTGGGGCAGCGATTGGAAACGCCACCTCGTTGATCACGTCGGCCATGTCACAACTGATTGGCCTGGTTTGGTGCGGCTCGCCTGTTGCACGGGCGCCAAATTCCAGCAGCACACTGGCAGCCGCGTAACCGGTACCTGTCTTGAGGGCTGGATAGGTCAACAGCAATTTGTCGTGAGCTTCTCCGCCGATTACTAACTGCGCGTCGATTCCTGCCGTCTGCAGCGCATCGTGCAATATCGGAACAACGGTTTCGGTGATCCATTGAGGCAATCGCGCCCGAACCGCTGTGCTGATCTTTTTCTCCTGGCTTGCTGTTAACGGGATGGGGTTGCCTTCGCGCAGCAGATCGGGGACAAGCGCGCGAATGTCATAGGTGAGATCGATATCTTCTGAAAACCGTTCAATCAGCTTGTAGGCCTTCGACAGCGATGTGCCACCCTTGAAGGTCAGAGCATCGCCCAGCGAGGATTGATAGATGGCATCCAAGGTCCAAACAACCCAGATGTCTTTTTCCAGCAGGTGAGCTGGCCTGCCCAGCTCGCTGGCAGCGACCTCAAGGGCTTCACTCTGGTCGTTCCGGCCAAGTTTGAACCAAGACTCAGCCATGTTCGGTCACTTCGCTGACGGCTTGAGCCATCCATCCTGGCAAGGTTGCGCGTGCAGCCCGCATGGCTTGCCACTCCTCGGTCGAGAGCCGATTAGACAAGGATTTCAGCGCTGTACCTGCTTGTTCGGGACCAAGCCATGACAGCGCTCGAATGACCCGGCCAGCAGGGCGCTTGCCCAACGCCAGCTGCCAACGTTTGCCGTGTTTGAGTTCGATCTGTCGTTTGCCCAACTGCAGCTTGCGCGCCGGACCTGAGGTCAGAAACACCTCTCGGGTAGGGACTTGGGTGGTCAACCCCAGTGCGTTCGCCTCAGCAGCGCCATGGCTGACAACCAGTTCGCCACTGGTCGATTCAATAGCTTCAATGATGGACTCTGTCGACGGGGGGCGTACGCCAAATCGTCCGGTGACCGGGCGTGTGTAGGCGCCTCGCCCAACGCGCAGGAGGCGCCCCTCGCGGGCCAATCGGGAGAGCGTCTGATCTACCGCCGCACGGCTGGCCAAGTGCAAAAACTCCTTGGGCGAGAGCAAGCCTCCCTCAGGCAGGGCTTCGGCGGCAGACAGGATGGACTCGTTCAACGTGCTCATAGGATCACTCCGAATGTCAGAAGTGTATAGCTATATCTGACAGAACGCAAGATGTGCATCACCGCCATGGGGATGGGGCGGATGTACACGCTGCAGATTTGTGGACTGTTTCTGCGGACTCTGAGGACTGGTTTGTGGAATCTCGATTGATGCAATGCCAGCACTGGTTAGCGCCGCTCCCAAGTGGCCTCAAACCAGGGCTCATCAACCATCAAGGAGATTCACGTGCAAGCGTCCGAAACCGTTACACACATCTCACAGAGTCAGCTGGCAGAGCGTTGGCAACTCAGTGAATCCACCATCGAGCGGTGGCGTGCCGAGGGCATTGGCCCCATCTTTCTAAAACTGCGTGGCCAGGTCCGCTATCGCCTCGAAGACATCCGTGCTTTCGAGGAAGACAGCATGCGTGCCAGCACCAGCAAGGCGGTGGCCGCATGAGCACGCTCACCACAACCACCGCCGAATCCTCGTCGCTCGAGGCAGCTTTTCAGCGCAGTGGCATTTCACTGCCCGTGCCGTTCATGGAGTTGTCGGCCACGGTCATTCGTGACCTGCCGCTGACCCATGTGGCGGACCTCAAGCGTTTCGAGGCAGCGGCCAAGTCGGAACTGGCGGCGCTGTCCAACATGATCCAGACCGGTCTGGACATGCGCTACGGCGAACAGGCCAAGGCCCAGCTGCTTGCAGAGAACAAGGACACCGGCACCACGCACGTCATCGATGGCGACTTCGACGTCACCGTCGAGGTCAGCAAGGACGTGTCCTGGGATCAGAAGGCGCTGCAGGCCATCTGGAGCCGCATGGTCGCAGCCGGCCAGGATCCGACCGAATTCATCTCGGCCAAGTACAGCGTGAGCGAATCCCGCTTCAAGGCCTGGCCCGAGGTGTTTCGCCAGCCCTTCATGGCCGCGCGCACAGTCAAGCCCAAGGCAGCCAAGTTCACCTTGCGCAAGCCCTCTGCCGGTGAAGGAGCACAGTGATGTTGCCCATCATCTCCGCCGAAGAACGGCTCAAAGAACGGCACAGCGCCAAGGTTGGCCTGGTGGGGTTTCCTGGCGTGGGCAAGACCACGCAGTTGCGGACCCTGCCGCCCAAGACCACTCTGTTCGTGGATCTCGAAGCGGGCGACCTCTCGGTCAAGGACTGGTCGGGTGACACGGTGCGCCCGCGCACCTGGCAGGAGTTCCGTGACCTCGTGGTCTTCTTGGCCGGCCCCATGCCGACCGCGTCGGCTGACCAGGCCTTCAGCAAGGCGCATTACGACCACGTCTGCGCCACCTACGGCGATCCCGCACAACTGGCTAAGTACGACACCTACTTTGTGGACAGCCTGACTGTCCTCTCACGTCAGTGCCTGGCCTGGTGCAAAACCCAGCCACAGGCCTTCAGCGAGAAGACCGGCAAGCCTGACAACCGGGGAGCGTATGGCCTGCTGGGTCAGGAAATGATCACGGCGCTCACGCACCTGCAGCACGTGCGCGACAAGCACGTCATCTACGTCGCGATCCTGGAAGAGAAGACCGACGACTTCAACCGCCGCTATTACCAGCTGCAGCTCGAAGGCAGCAAGACCGCGCTGGAACTGCCCGGTGTGCTCGATGAGGTGGTGACGCTGGCCGTGCTCAAAGCCGACGACGGCTCGATCTACCGAGGCTTCGTGACGGGGGCGGACAACAGCTTTGGCTTCCCCAGCAAAGACCGCAGCGGCCGCCTGGACCCCATCGAAGAACCCCATCTGGGTCGGCTCATCGCCAAGTGCTTGGGCCAGACATCCACCTCTGAACAGACGAATTGAAAGGACGCCCCATGAACACCTACGACCAAGCCACGGCTCCTGCCAGCTGGAATGACTTCAACGATGCCGAAGCCCAGCAAGGTGGCTTTGACCTGATCCCGCGCGGCATCTCCGTGCCCGTGCGCATGACCATCAAGCCCGGTGGCCATGATGACCACACCCAAGGCTGGACCGGCGGCTATGCCACCCAGTCGTTTGACACCGGGGCGGTCTACCTCGCCTGCGAGTTCGTCGTCACAGATGGCCCCTTTGCCAAGCGCAAGATGTGGTCCAACGTCGGGCTGCACTCGCCCAAGGGCCCGACATGGGGCCAGATGGGCCGCAGCTTCATCCGCGCGGTGCTCAACAGTGCACGCAATGTGCAGCCCCAGGACAACTCCCCACAGGCGGCAGCTGCACGGCGCATCAACAGCTTCGCTGACCTCGATGGCATCGAGTTCCTGGCCCGCGTCGATGTCGAAAAGGATGGCAAAGGCGAGGACCGCAACGTGGTCAAGGTCGCTATCGAGCCCGACCACAAGGACTATGTACCCCTTGCCGCCATGCGCGCCTCGGTTCGCGCCCACGGGGGCGGTGGTGGCCACTCTGGCGCGCCGGTGCAACCCACCCCTGCCTATGCGCAGCCCGCCCCACAGGCGCGCCCTGCGGTGCCCACCGGCAAGCCCGCCTGGGCTCAGTGAGGGAGGCGCCATGCATGCGAGGCAAATGCTGGGTGTGCTCGCGCCAGGCGCGCGGACTGGGACACACCGACAACCGCCACCCGGTTGGGGATGCCAAGCGCTACCCGCTGGACTGGGTGTTTTGCAGCCGTCAGTGCCAGGACGTCTTTCATCGGATGTACGGCAACTGGGTCGATGCACAACGGTTCAACCAGGAGGTCGAGATGATTGATGCCACAGACATTGAGCGCTCGGCCATGCGCTCCTGCCTGCGCGCCTTCGGCGAGGCGGCCGGTGACATCGGATTCGACAAGCCGTTGGGGGCTTACTCAGAAATGGAAGCACTGCAAGTGATTGACGCGATTGTCACCCGCTATACCGAAGCCATGATCGCCCATCACGCCGAGGTCAAGTACCCACCGGTGCGTGGCTTGAAGCCCATGGTCGACGATCCCTTTGCCTATCTGGAAAGCGATCTGCCTTGGGAGACGCCTTGATGCTGGACTTCAACGCATCGGCCAGTCTCTCCGGCCAGATCGAGGCGCTGATGGACCTCGCCTTGGAGCAAGAGCGTGATGCCACGCCGCCGCGCCAATACCTGGGCGGCTCCCGCCTGGGTGTCTCGTGCGAGCGGCAGTTGCAGTTCGAGTATGCGCAGGCACCAGTGGACCCCGGCAAGGGGTTCTCGGGCCGGTTACTGCGCATCTTCGAGCGCGGGCATCAGACCGAAGCCATGGTCATCCGCTGGCTGCGCATGGCCGGCTTCATCCTCAAAACCGAGGATGCCGATGGCCGGCAGTTCAGCTTCAGTGTGGCCCAGGGCCGTCTGCGTGGACACGTCGATGGTGTGCTGGTGGGTGGCCCGGAAGGCTTTGCCTACCCGGCGCTCTGGGAGAACAAGTGCCTGGGTGCCAAGTCCTGGCGCGAGCTGCAAAAGCACAAGCTGGCCGTGGCTAAGCCCGTCTACGCCGCCCAGATCGCGGTCTACCAGAGCTACCTGACCCTGCACGAGCACCCCGCGCTCTTCACGGCGGTCAACGCCGACACGATGGAAATCTACGCCGAGTTGGTCCCCTTCGATGCGGGGCTGGCTCAGCGCATGTCCGACCGGGCCGTGAAGGTCATCCAGGCCACCGAAGCCGGCGAACTGCTGCCACGCAGCTTTGCCGAGTCCACCCACTTTGAATGCAAGTTCTGCGCTTGGGCAGAGCGTTGCTGGAACGCGAATCGATGAACACAGAAGAAGAACACACCTACCATCCAGCCAGACCACCGGGTCTGGACTTCAATGACGATGCACCGGTTGCGCTGCAGCCGGTGTCCACACACCAGCCATCTGACCGAGACGAGGTCCGCGCCGCTTTGCTCGGTCGGCTCGAATCGGTGCTGATGGGTCTGTTCCCCGCTGGCAAAGTCAAGCGCGGCAAGTTCCTGGTCGGTGACATCTTGGGTAGCCCGGGCGACAGCCTGGAAGTCGTTCTCACTGGTGAGAAGGCGGGCCTTTGGACTGACCGCGCCGATGACTCTGGTGGCGACATCTTCGACCTGATCGGCGGCCACTTCGGCATCGACGTCCATGGTGATTTCAGTGCCGTGCTCGCCCGCTGCGCCGACCTCATGGGACGCGCGGCAGTAACACCGCGCAGGGCCAAAAAAGACGTGCCCGTCGATGAACTGGGCCCGGCCACCGCCAAATGGGACTACCTCGATGGTGAAGGCAAGCTGATCGCCGTCGTCTACCGCTACGACCCGCCCGGTGGCAAGAAGGAGTTCCGCCCCTGGGATGCCAAGCGTCGCAAGATGGCGCCGCCCGAGCCACGGCCTTTGTACAACCAGCCCGGCATGCGAGCCGTGGACACCGTCGTTCTGGTCGAAGGCGAAAAGTCTGCCCAGGCCCTGATCGAGACCGGCATCTGCGCCACCACGGCGATGCACGGAGCCAATGCGCCGATCGAGAAAACCGACTGGTCGCCACTGGCCGGCAAGGTGGTGCTGATCTGGCCTGACAAGGACAAGCCCGGCTGGGAATACGCAGACCGTGCCTCGCAGGCGATCCTGATGGCCGGGGCCCGCAATTGCCACATCCTGTATCCGCCAGAAGACGCACCAGAAGGCTGGGATGCAGCAGACGCCCGTGCGGAAGGCTTCGATGTGGCCGGCTTCATCGCT